GGCACGACAGGCAGAGCCATAGCTATCACAAAAGCATGCTGTGAAAAGATTACAACATTAGAAGTAGGTAAAGACTGATGCCATTAAATGCAGAGGATGAATATGGTTGGTAATGTGACAAATCTGCCTAACAAAAAATATGACATAATTTATGCAGATCCACCATGGCATTATCAAACATGGTCCGAAGGCAGTAAAAGAAATGTTACCTCAAAGTATAAAACAATGTCTATGCAAGATATATGGGATTTACCTGTCAACAATATTGCGTCAGACGATTGTGTTTTGTTTATGTGGGTTACTTACCCAAAACTAATTGATTGTATAACAACCATTCAAAAATGGGGTTTTGAATATAAAACATGTGGCTTTAGTTGGGTGAAGAAAAATAAAATCTCAGATAGTTGGTTTTGGGGTATGGGATATTGGACCAGAGCTAACAATGAAATCTGCCTACTTGCTACCAAAGGTAAACCAAAACGAGTTTCAATGGGCGTTCATCAGATCGTTGATGATAGGATTAGAAAACACTCACAAAAACCTGACTGTGTAAGGGATCGTATTGTAGATCTTTGTGGAGATAAGCCACGAATAGAATTGTTTGCTCGTAATACTACACCTGGTTGGGATGTATGGGGTAACGAAGTATGATAGTTGAGCTGGAGTGGTACGAATATAAAATGGCAGCTCAAGTCGGACTAGATCGTAAGGTGCAATCAATTTTAAATGGGCATAAGGATCGATATGGTAGCGTCTGGACACCCATATCAGATGTTGGCTGGTCAGTGGTATCGGCAGTGGCAGAATGTGCTGTAGCTAAAGCTCTCGGCATGTATTGGGATGGTTCAATCAACACGTTCAGTCGACCTGATCTTGGTGACTACGAGATCAAAGCACAGCTGCATCATACGATTGATTCAAACAAACATAGCAACTTCTTAGTTATAAAACCTAATGCACCAGATGATTTGATACATGTGTTAGTTTTGGCACATGCCAACACTAGGTACGAGGTAGTTGGGTTTATCAAAGCTCGTGATGCTAAGTTAGTTCGTTATGAACGCCAGGTCGGAACACGACCTAAGTTCTATGGCATACCAGCTGAGGACTTAATAGACATGAGGCTCTTGCCTAAATGAATCCATTAGATCGGTTCATTCGTGAGGACATCACCCCCCAGGCTAAGATAGTTTATATTTATCTAGAAAGTTTGTACTATCGATACGGTAAGTGCTTGCCACGTCAAGCTACCATTGCGTCAGATTTAAACATCTCTAGGCGTACTGTTATCCGTTGTATTAATGAGCTAAGGGATAAGGAATTCATTGTATCTAAACGGTTAGCGTCAACGTGTCGTTACTTCCCAGTCAATGATGTGACAAAAAGTGTATATATTAATAAACAATATATATCTAAACTATCTAAGATATCTAAGAAGGATATATCTAGACATGATTTACGAGGGGGTAAGGTTAGATCTCTCATCCAATCCACTGCTAAAAATAACAATATCCATTACAGGTCTGCTGTGAAGCAGACCGAAGCTAAGAAAGCACGAGTGCCTAAAGCTCAGAAGGACAAGCTCTACAACTTTTTAAAAAACCTATCATCTGATCGTAAGAAACAGTTCTGGGATGATGTAATGAAAGGAGATAAGAAATGGCTCAAACAGTTTCCACAACTTGGTTAGTTGATGCCTTCGAAGAAGCAATAGCTACGGACAGAAAGCTCCCAGCTGCATATAAGAAAGGTTACAATGGTATGAAGTTCGACATCAAGCACGATGTCACTGAACACAATGCTTGGGATAAGCAACCAACACGCAGTGCTGCATCATCAAAAGAAATAGCACGGTATGATTTCTTGCTCTATCACATCACTCCATTGCTTGATAAAACAGAACGTAAACTAGTTTGGTCTAGAGGTATGGGTATGCCATATGTACACATTGGAAAGAAACTTGGCATGCATCGACACAAGGTTAAACAAATGTACTCGGAAGTTCTAATTTATATTAGGTATTTGGTTGCTTATGACAAATTTTTATTAGACAAGTATGACAAAATCAAATAGTTATTTAACTATCATTTGCAAATCATTGTATTTGATATCCCTTCTTTGTTAAAAGATAATCCATCATGGTAGGTAGACCTCTTTATTCTAAACGATGCGGTGCGTATGCACGATCAACTGGACTCCCATGTAAAGCTAAAGCCTTACCTAATGGTAAGTGTCGAAATCATGGTGGGTTATCGACAGGACCAAAGACAACTGAAGGTAAACTTAAATCATTAATGAATTTAAAATATGTCAAAGACAAACTTAAAAGAGAAGCTACCATTAATATTGGAGAAGCTCCAACAAGGGATACCACTATCTAAGATATGTAGTGACAAGACTTATCCAGCAGTCACAACTGTGTATTCCTGGATGAAAGACGATACTGATTTACACCAAGATATTATGAGTGCTAGACAATTAGGAGCATGGACTTATCTTGATGAAATGTTAGAGCTATTACAAACTGACATTGAACCACAGAAAGTTCAATGGGCTAGAGAAAAACTACACCACGGAAGATGGCTCAGTTCAAAACTATTAGCTGGTACATTCGGTGATAAGATACAGGCTGATGTTAAGTCAGACAGTAAGCTAACCATTGCATGGAGTACTGAAGCTGTACCTGAGATCAAGTGATATCTCCTATTTATTAAACGCAGCTGTATGATTACGCACACGCATGATGGAGTTCGATAGATTGGAATGATACTAAAGTGCAAAGGATATATGGCAGCTTGAGGTACTACCTCAGGTTCTTTTAATAATTTATTGGCTGTATTGCTGGGACATGTAGAGGACTACCAATCTTTTTATTATAATAACGCTAGGGATTCCGTTCTGTACGGCAATACTTTTTTTGAGAACGCATACCCCCCCACACCCCGAAAAGCGGTGTGCGGTATATAATATATATATCATAGGAAATTAATAGAACCACGCATGGACGAAGATCTAAAAGATTTAATAGCAATGATCGTTTACAATGAAACTAGCAAAAGTTTAATTATAAGCGTTACAGGCTTTAGAAATAATATTCACGGCAAAGATGTGTCTAACTGGATCTGCAATAACTTAAACATTGATCTGCTAGAAATAGACGGCAAACAACCAACGGTACATTAATGCAAATAACTATTCCGTATAGTCCAAGACCATTACAACAAGACATACATACACAATTAAGCAAACATAGATGGGCTGTACTCAGCATCCACAGACGAGCTGGTAAGTCCGTACTGTGCATCAATGAACTAATTAAAAGAGCGTTAACTAACGACCAATGGAATCCACGGTACGCATACATCGGACCGACATACAAACAAACTAAGTCAATTATATTTGACTACTTAAAATATTATGCTGGTGTCATACCTGGATCAAAGTTTAATGAACAAGAACTTAGTTGCACTCTGCCTAATGGAGCAAAGATCTCCCTCTTAGGTTCTGAAAATCCTGATAGCCTTCGTGGTAATTACTACGATGGTATTATCTGTGATGAATATGCTCAGATCAATCCACGATTGTTTCCTGAGATAATTCGTCCAGCTCTGTCAGATCGTAAAGGCTTTTGTTATTTTGTGGGTACGCCTCAAGGCATGTCCAATGATTTCTATACCAAGTACCAGTACGGCTTAAAAGATAAGACTTGGTACACGAAGATTGCTAAAGCATCTGAAACTGGCATTGTAGACAATGAAGAATTAGAAGCAGCTCTAGAACTTATGGGTAAAAATAAATACCGACAAGAGTTTGAGTGTGATTGGGTAGCAGCTTTAGAAGGTGCTATCTATGGAGATATAATTGAAAAGATTGAAAACAAAGGTCAGGTTGGTCGAGTGCCGTATGATGCCACTTATCCTGTTAGCACAGCTTGGGATATTGGGATCTCAGATAAGACGGTCATTTTATTTTTTCAGCAAGTAGGTCGAGCTGTCCAGATTATAGATTATTATGAAAACAGTAATGAGGGTCTACCCCATTACATTAATGTGATTAATGGTAAGGATTACGTTTACAAGAACCATTACGGACCACACGATCTAGAACAACGTGAGTTTACTAATGGTAAATCCAGACGAGAAATAGCTTACGAGTTAGGTTTGCGTTTTAAGATTACACCTAAACTTAGTATTGAGGATGGTATTCATTATACCCAACTCTTGCTAAACCGTTGTTGGATAGACGTTGATGGTTGTAAGAAATTAATAGATGCCTTGCGGAACTACCACCGTAAGTTTAATGACACCTTGCAAATATTTAATATGAAACCAGTCCATGACTGGTCAAGTCATGCATCTGATGCGTTACGTTGCTTGTCTGTAGGCTTGGAAGAATTACGAGATGATAAAAAAATAACTCAGCAAACTGCTGATAACAACTACAACCCACTAGGATTACAATGAGTAGATTATTAAAACCCAAAATTAACATGCCAACTCCCCCTAAACAAAAAGTAGCTATGACTCCTATAGGTAGTGTTGCTGGTGATGTTGAAGAACTTGAAGCACCGAAAAAAGGTAAGAAGGCTACCATACTTACTTCCAACAGTGGTTTAATTAATGACCCAGAAGCAACTTATAACCCCTCACTGTTAGGATAACACTATGGCAAAACTAGGACTATATGCAAACATCCATGCAAAACGTAAACGTATTGCAGCTGGATCAGGTGAGAAAATGCGTAAAGTAGGCTCACCAGGATCACCAACTGCTAAAAACTTTACTCAATCGGCTAAGACAGCCAAGAAAACATTATTAGGATAACAACATGACTGAACCATTACAAGGCAAACAAAAAAAACTTGATGCAAATAAAAACAACAAAATAGATGCTGGAGACTTTGCACTATTAAGAAAAAAACCAAAAGTAAGACCAAAAACTTTATTAGGTTAAAGAAAGGAAATAAAATGATTAAAAAGAAAAAGAAAAAACCTTACGGTAAATAAACATGGCTAAAGAGTTAAACAAACAACAAGTTAAAACTTTAAAAAAACATTCTGTACATCACACAAAAAAACACATGTCGTTGATGGAGAAATCAATGCTTGAAGGCAATACCTTTACAAAAGCACATAAGGCAGCACAAAAAAAAATAGGCACCTAACATGGCGTTAAAGAAACACCAAAGCCCATCAGGCGGTCTTAATGATGCTGGTCGAAAACATTTTGGAGTTAAAGCTCCAGTCAGCACAGGCACGAATCCTAGACGAGTATCTTTTGCTGCACGTTTTGCTGGCATGCAAGGACCAATGAAAAACCCAGACGGTAGCCCAACACGGAAAGCCCTAGCTTTAAAAAAATGGGGTTTTGGAAGTGTGGCTGCTGCTAGAACTTTTGCTAACAATAATAAAAAAACTTAAACAAGGAAAAACTATGAGTGCAATATTAAAACCAAAAATACCAGCTCCAGTAGCTATGACTCCAATGGGTGTACAAACTACAACTACACAAGACATAGCTCAAGATGTACAAAAAGCTAAAAAGAAAAAGAAGCCAGGACAATCTTCATTGATTGAAACTACTTCAGCTGGATTAGGCGGAGATGCCCCTACCTACCAATCAACACTATTAAGCTAAATGAAAAATAAAAATGCAGAAATGCTAGTAAGTCGTTTTTCGACATTACGCACTAATCGTTCTACTTGGGAAAGCCATTGGCAAGAAATAGCTGATTACATGTTGCCCCGTAAAGCTGACATAACTACCCAACGAACTCGTGGTGATAAAAGAAACGAAGTAATCTTTGATGGCACAGCAATACATGCACTAGAATTATTAAGCTCTAGTCTACACGGTATGTTAACTAATTCTGCTACCCCATGGTTTACTCTAGCTTATAAAGATGCAGCTTTATCAGAAGATGACGAAGCTAGGGAATGGTTAGATTCAGTAACTCAAGACATGTATGTAGCTTTTAATCGTTCTAACTTTCAACAAGAAATACAAGAGCTGTATCAAGATTTAATTTCTTTTGGTACTTCAGCTATGTTTGTATCAGCAGACGAAAAAAACTTAATTAGATTTAATACTCGACACATCAAAGAAATATACATTGCAGAAAATGAAAAAGGACAAGTTGATACAGTGTTTAGACATTTTTCAATAAGTGCTAGAGCTGCGGTTAATTTATTTGGTGAAGATAATGTGGGTCCAGGTATTTTAAATAAATTTAAAAAAAACATAGATGCCGATGTGAGTTTATTGCATGTCGTAATGCCACGAGATACTTATGATGCTTCAAAAGAAGATGCTGCTAACATGCCATTTAAGTCATGTTATTTAGATCCTGATGATGTTCACATGATTAATGAATCAGGTTTCCGTGAGTTTCCATACGTTGTACCAAGATATTTAAAAGCTAGTTATGAAATTTATGGTCGTTCACCATCTATGAACGCATTGCCTGATGTTAAAATGCTGAACAAAATGTCAGAGGTAGCAATTAAAGCTGGACAAAAACAAATTGATCCACCGTTAATGGTTCCAGATGATGGCTTTATGTTGCCGATTAGAACTGTACCAGGTGGTTTAAACTTTTATCGAGCTGGTAGCCGAGATCGAATTGAACCATTAAACATTGGAGCTAACAACCCAATAACAGTTAACATGATTCAAGATCGACAGTTGGCGGTACAAAAAACTTTTTATGTCGATCAATTACTGATGGCACAAGGTGGCAACATGACAGCAACAGAAGTGTTGCAACGTAATGAAGAAAAAATGAGATTGCTTGGACCAGTATTAGGTCGACTGCAATCAGAACTATTGCAACCGTTAATTGAACGAGTATTTAATATTTTAGAACGACAAGGCGTATTCAGACCAGCTCCAGAAATATTAATGGAACAGACTATTGATATTGAGTATGTAAGCCCATTGGCTAAAGCTCAAAAATCAGGGGACTTAAATTCAGTAATGCGTGGTATAGAAATTTTTGGATCAATGTCACAATTTGCACCAGTTTTGGATTACTTAGATGCCGATGGCTTAGTTAAGTATGTTCAAAAAATGTTAGGCTTACCAGCTGCTATTATAAAATCAGATCAAGAAGTGGCTCAAGTAAGACAACAAAGACAACAACAAGAACAGGCGGCTATGGAAGATCAAGCTATAGCTGAAGCAGCTCAATCAGCTGGAGCTGCTGCACCAATGATTAAAGCAGTTGAATAATAACCAAGGAGAAAACTATGGCTGATGAGCAACAAAATCAGGACCAACAAGAAAATCAAGAAAGACTAAATGAGTTAGTAAAAGATTATAAACTAACTTTTGAAAGTAAGTCAGGTGAAAAAGTATTGCAAGACTTACAAAGACGCTGCCATTTACTCACGACCACTAATGTTAAAGGGGATTCACATGAATCAGCTTTTATGGAAGGTCAACGAGCAGCAATATTATTTATAACTAATATGTTAAATAGGAAAATATAATGGAACTTTTAGAATTATTAAAAAAAGTACGAGAACTATGGATGGCATTAAAAGCTAAATGGAAAACCATAACTATAGTTATTGCATTAATCTTAATTTATTTAATCATAACATAAGGAGACAACTATGTCAGAAGATCAGGTAACGGAAGTCGAACAGCAAAGTCAACCGTCTGAAACTACTGCAACTATAGAACCAACTGCTACTACTGAAGCTAGTTGGAGAGATGCATTACCAGACGATTTAAAAACCAACGAGTCACTAGGAAAATTTAGTGATATTTCAACTCTAGCTAAAAGCTACATCAATGCTGAACAGATGATTGGCAAAGACAAGATGGTAGTGCCAGGGGCAAATACTACTGAAGATGAATGGAGTGACATCTACGATAAATTAGGTAGACCGTCAGCTCCAGAGGCTTATGAACTTAAAGCTGAACTAGGTGAAGGTGAAGAAGTTGATGCACAACTGATGAGTAGTTTTAAAGAAACCGCTCACAAGCATGGACTATCACCAGCTCAAGCTCAAGGATTGTTAGATTATTATAATAATATCTCAACGCAATCTATGACTGATATGAATAATAATTCTGTGTTAGTACAAGAACAAAGCCAACGAGAACTCCGTGAAGAATGGGGTGGCAGTTATGAAGCTAATCTTAGTCAAGCCTCAAATATTGGTAAACAATTTTTTGGTGAAGAAATATATGGCTTACAAATGGCTGATGGCTCACAACTTGGAGATAACCCCACGTTGATTAAAGGCTTGGCAAAAATGGCAAGTGTTGTTTCTGAAGATACGTTAGTCGGTGATAAACAATCGGCAGCTTCAGGTAATAACTTTCAACAACAAATTAATGATTTAACTGGACCAAATACTGCGTATTGGAACAAAATGGACCCCCAACACGATGCAACGGTGCAAAAAGTTTTGGCTTTGAGATCAATGATCTCAGGCTAACCAAGATTTAGAATAACTGGTTTACCAGCTCTAAAAGACAATAGGACAGACTATCACCTACCAGGTGTTAAATGTAAGACAACCCCCTCAGGGATAATTGGCTGTAAAAATAAATAACCTTAACTTAAACAGAAAACAGGAGACAAATATGTCAATTGAAATAACAACTAGTTTTGTAGAACAATATAGTTCTAACGTAACTATGTTAGCTCAACAAATGGGTAGCCGTTTGAGAGCTGCTGTGGATGTTGAAAACGTGGTAGGTAAAAACGCATTTTTCGATCAAGTTGGAGTAACTGCCGCAGTTGCTAGAACTTCTCGTCATGCCGATACCCCACAAATCGACACACCACACTCAAGAAGAAGATTAAGTTTAGCCGATTTTGAATGGGCTGATCTTATAGACGATCAAGATAAAGTAAGAGCTTTAATAGATCCAACGTCTAACTATGCAAAAGCTGCGGCTGCTGCAATGGGAAGATCCATGGATGATACTATTATTGCTGCTTTAGGTGGATCAGCACAAGCTGGTGTAGCTGGTGCAACTGCGGTTGCATTACCTGCTACATCTAAGTTTGCAACTGGATCACAATCAGATGGATTAACTATAGCTAAACTAATAGCGGCTAAAAAGTTTTTCGATTTGAATGACGTTGATCCGTCAATCCCCAGATACATCGTCTGTGGAGCAACACAAATCTCTGACCTACTTGGTACTACCGAAGTAACGTCTAGTGATTTTAACACAGTTAAAGCTCTAGCTATGGGTGATGTGGATTCTTATTTAGGATTCAAATTTATCTTATCTAATAGATTGGCTTTTGACGCAACACATACGGATGATAGAAAAATCTTTGCTTTCACGCAAGACGCTATCAAACTTGGCATTGGTAAAGACATCACTGCTAAGATTGATGTACGTCCTGACAAATCTTATGCTACACAAGTTTACACTTGCATGTCGATTGGTTCAGTGCGTATGGAAGAAAATAAAGTTTTTCAAATTCCGTGTGATGAATAGAAATAGGAGAATATAATTATGGGTACTAAAAACTCAACTTTAGTGGCTAACTTCGAGTCTGTTCCACAGACTATGAATGATGCTGCCCTTTTGCATGGCGTTATGCGTGTTGCACAAGGTACTATAGCTCTTGCTGCTGGTGATAGTGATGACAATGATATTGTTATGCTAGCACCAATACCAAGTAATGCTGTTGTATCTCAAATATTTGTAGGTTCAGATACGCTTGGCGGATCTTGTACTTTCAATATTGGGATTTACAAAGATGATGGAACAGTAGTAGACGAAGATTTATTTGCAAGTGCGGTGGCTGATGCTGCTGCATTGGCAGATCTTCGTTTCGAAGCTGCAAACATCAACACAGCTGGGCAGAAAATGCACACGCTTGCTGGTGATTCAGTAGATCCAGGTGGATATTATTATGTAGCTGCAACTATGCAAGCTGCTGGTGGTACTGCTGGTGATATGTCTTTCAACATTACTTATGTTGTTAACTAAGCACTAAAAAATATAGGGGCAGTCTTATGGCTGCCCTTATACAAACTAAGAGATATTTTATATGACCTCACAAGTAGATATTTGTAATGGAGCTTTAAATCAAATTGGAGCATCCACAATTGTAAGTCTGTCTGATGACAGCAAGAACGCTAGAATGTTAAATCAAAGATATGAGATGGTTCGAGATCGTGTATTTCGTGAGCATCCGTGGAATTGTTTATTAAAACGAGCAACCCTACCAGCAGACACTGCTACCCCTGAATATGAATATTCATATCAATACACGTTACCAGCAGATTGTATTCGAGTATTAAAAACTTTTCAAATGCAAGATGACGTAGATTTTAAAGTCGAAGGCAGAAAAATACTTACTGATGCTGAGACAGTAAAGATTTTATATGTGGCAAGAATTACTGACACCACACAGTACGATACAAGTTTAAATGAAACCCTAACAGCTGCACTGGCAGCAGATATTGCGTATGGCATAACTGGCTCTACTACTATTATTCAGATTATGGAACAACGCTACAAAGAGAAATTGAAAGATGCAAGATTTGCTGATGCTACCGAAGGTATGCCAGATACATTAGATGCTGATTCACCATTTATTGCATCGAGGTTTTAATGGTTAGAACTGCCTATCCTTATACTAGCTTTACTGGTGGAGAATTATCCGATCAACTAGATGGTCGAATTGATTTAGACAAATATAAAGTTGGCTGTAAAACTTTAGAAAATATGATTGTCTATCCGCATGGTGCGGCATCCAGACGACCAGGTACTAAATTTATTGCTGAAGCTAAACGTGGAATAGATGGTACAGCACACAGACTGATACCTTTTGAATTTTCTACTACTCAAACTTACATGATGGAGTTTGGGGATCAATATGTACGATTTCACAAAGATAATGGTATCATAACTAAAGCTGGTTTAAACATTTCAGGTATAACACAGGCTGCTCCAGGTGTAGTGACTTCAGCTACGCATGGTTTGACGGCTGGTGATTATGTTATTTTAAGTGGCATTGTGGGCATGACTGAATTAAATGGTCGACAATTCAAAGTTGGGACAGTTGGCTCTACTACAACTTTTAATTTAAAATTAACTGATGGTACAGATTTTGATACACGATCATTAACTGCATATAGTTCTGGTGGTGTAGTTTTTCCTATATACGAAATTGCTTCACCTTATGCGTATAATATACTATCTGAATTAAAATTTGCTCAATCGGCTGATGTTATGTACATCACGCATCCATCAGTTGCTATTCGTAAACTATCACGCACTGGACATACTGCATGGACTTTTGCAACTCCCACATTAACAACTGGTACTGATTTTATTGTATCAGCAGCTACCAAAGCTAATCCTGGAGTTATTTCTACAACTTTAAATAATGGTTTAGTCAAAGGGGATCAAATTAAATTTACTGGTATTGGTGGCATGACTGAATTAAACACTAATACGTTTACAGTTGGAGAATTGCAAAACAAAATTACGATCTCAGGTGTAACTAAAGCTGATCCTGGTGTAGTCACTACTTCAGCAGCTCATGGACTTATTGCTGGTGATAGCTTTGATATTACTGATGTTGTGGGTATGACCCAACTTAATGGTAATTCTTTTAAAGTTGGTACTGTGCCATCAACCACTACATTTAATTTGCAAAACGGCAATGGTATTAACATTGATACGTCTGCTTACACTACGTTTGTTTCAGGCACATTAACTGGTCCAGATCAACACTTTCAATTACAAAATAGTTCAGGTACAAATTTAAATACATCAAGTTTTGGTACATTTAGTGGTTCTACTGGTACGGTCACTAAACTTAACAATCCTTTATTAAATTCTAGCACTGACAACTATCCATCATGTGTAACTTTTTTTGAACAACGTCTTGTGTTTGCTAATACCAATAACAACCCCCAAACATTATGGTTTTCTCAATCTGGTGATTATGAAGACTTTACCGAAGGCACAGACTCAGATGATGCCATGAATTTTACTATTGCTAGTAATAAGGTAAATGCTATTCGATATTTAGCAGCCTCACGATCTTTGCTAGTTGGTACAGTTGGTGCAGAATTTTTAGTGACAGGTTCAGATTCCGTGAATGGTTTATCACCAACCAATATAAATATTCGTAAACAATCAGCTTATGGTGCAGCTAATAAAGATGCTATTTCAGTTGGTAATTTAGTTTTATTTGTGCATCGAGCTAAACGTAAAATACGAGAACTTACTTACAACTATGATAGTGACAACTACATAGCCCCTGACTTAACCGTCTTAGCCGATCATGTAACGGAAAGTTTAGTGCATGAGTTTGCATACCAACAAGAACCAGCATCTATCTTATGGGTAGCTAGAACTGATGGTGTTTTAGCTGGTCTAACATATCAACGAACTGAAAATGTAATTGCTTGGCATCGACATATTATTGGTGGATATTGTGATACTGGTAAAAGTACGGTCAGTAAAAGTTTATCGTTTACCGTGCCTGGTGATGCAACGGTAAATTTAACTAATGACACTATTACTATTAATAGCCATGGTTTATCTACTGGTGATGTAGTTAGTTATTTTGCAGCAGCTAATCCCATTGGTGGTTTAAGCCAAGGCATTTTTTATTTTATTATTAGAACTGATGCTAATATCGTAAAGTTAGCTTTAACATCAGCCGATGCTACAGCTGGTACTGCGGTAGATTTAGATTTTATACCGACAACTTCGTCAACACATCATTTATATCAAGGGGTTAATATTAGAACGAATACGTTTTATTCTACATCTCATGGTTTTGGTGACGATCAGCAAATTTATTATAGCCCTGGAGTAAGTGCTAATGCTTTTACTGGTATTGATACTAATCAAACTTATTTTATGAGTACGATTGATGCCAATCAGTTTCAATTAAATAATACTTTACGTTCACCTTACTCTACTAATACTAGAGTTAGCATCGGCACAGTTAGCACTACGGCTACTACTCACACTTGGCTCACACATGCTAAAGTTAAAAGTATTGCTACCATACCAACTGAAAATGCTGAAGATGAATTGTATATGGTAGTGCAACGCTATGTTAATAGAGCAACGGTAAATTATATTGAATACCTAACTCCATTTGATTATGGCAACAATCAAGAAGATGCTTTCTTTGTTGATAGTGGCTTAACTTATTCAGGTGGTAAAACTAAAACTATAACTGGAATACATCATTTAGAAGGTGAAACTGTTAATGTATTATCTAATGGTGCAGCTCATACTGATGAAATAGTAGCAGCTGGAAAAATAACTTTAGATGCTTTTGGAGAAACTGTACAAGTTGGGTACAATTATGAATCAATATTGCAAACTATGCGGATTGAATCAGGCTCACAAGATGGTACAGCTCAAGGTAAAATTAAACGTATTCATGGAGTCACAGTTAGACTAGATAATACTTTAGGTTGTGAAGTTGGTCCTGATTTAGAAAACATGGAAATAATACCTTTTAGAGATTCATCCATGGCTATATCAGCTGCCACTCCACTATTTACTGGAGATAAGGATGCTGAATTTAGAGATGATTATAATAAAGAAGGTTTTGTGTTTGTTAGACAAAAACAACCATTGCCATTAACGGTGACAGCCTTGTTTCCAAGACTCAATACATTTGATGGCTAGTTATATTATAAAACCATATCAAGCAGCTCATGCTGATGCAATTTTAAAATATGGTGAATACGAAGATTACGGTGGTAGCTACCCTACTCATGCATTGGAAACAGAAGATGCCTGGACTGGATTTTATAATAATGAGCCGATTGTTTGCGGTGGAATAACCCCTATATGGGAGCATGTAGCCGAAGTTTGGATCATTATGAAACAAGAAACTAACCAACATAAATTTTTTATGTTGAAGAATATTAAAGATAAATTTGAAACAACAATACAAAAACGTGAATACCACAGAATACAAGCTGCGGTAAGAACGGATTTTAAAAACGGAATACGATTTGCTAAATGGTTTGGTATGACATCAGAAGGTGTGATGCAAAAGTACGGACCTGAAGGCAAAGATTATTTAATGACAGCAAGGATCATATAATATGTCAGGACCATTAACAGCATTTTCACAAATACAAGCTGGAAGGCAAGCTGTAAAAACAGCTCAATATAATGCACAACTGTATGAAATAGATGCAGTTAATTCTGAAAACGAAGCTATAACAACTCAAGCTAAAGCTGATATGGAGATTGGTCGTTTTAGGCAAAACATTAGGGGATTACAAGGTCAGGTAGTTCAAGGATATGCTTCATCAGGAGTCGATGTATCTCAAGGTACACCAATGGATGTACTAGAACAAAATTATCAAAATGCTAAAGTAGATGAAGCATTAATTCAATACAATGCCAATCTTCAAAAAACCAATTTAAGAAATCAAGCTAGCCGTTCAAGATTTCAAGGAGCTGCTGCTATACAAACTGGTAAATATAAAAAATTTGCATCACGACTTGGAGCTGGTGCTACATTATTAGGCACAGCAGAAAAAGCTGCTGGTGGAATGATAGGAAATTAACATGGCTATAAAATTATACAAATCACAAATAAATATTAGTCAGCAACCTTCTACAGTTGAAACTGCAAAACTAAATCCAAATTTTGGTCAAGAAGTATTTCAAGGACAACAATCACTTTTAAAAGTGGCAACAGCTATTGAAGATGCTCATAGAAAAGTGCAAGACGAAAATGATTTAATAAAAGCACAAACAGATTACACTGATGGTTTTGATGATAATGATGGGTTATATGAAATTGTTAGAAAAAACCAAGAGTCAAATAATATTGAAGAATCTATAAATAATTACAACACAGAAACTGAAAATTGGCAAAATGTAATTGGCAACAATATTACCAATAAAAGAGTTAGAAAAGCATTTAACAACTGGGCTTTACAAACTAATAGTCAATACGGATTGGAAGTATCACAAACAGTACGCAAAAATAATCGTGCAATGTTGCAAGAAAATATAGCCTTAGACACAAATCGTAATATTAATATGTATAATACTGGCAATCAAGCTCAAAAACTTACTGCTACAAACAATATATTTGGCAATGAAGAATTGGGTATAAAAGGCATGTATGATCGTTTAGATGATGTTTATGAAACTCCTATCGGTACTAGCAAAGAACAATATAATTTAAAATTAAAAACTGAACTAGATACTAGTAATGGTAATTATTTAGTTGAAAACAATCCTGATTTATTTCTTGCCAAAATTAAAGAAGGTGAATTTTTAAATTTAAGTTCTGACAATTTATTAAAATTTACTGAAACGGCTAAAAAAAATTCTACAAATCAAAAAATTAGTTATATTTTAGATAGTTATATACCGATTAATCCTGATATGTCTGCTGATGATGCATCATTAGCCTATGCAACTAGTCTTGATGGATCTTTTATTAAAAAAGATGGAACGGTAGATAATCAAGTTAAATCAGTTTATGATAATTTAGATGAAACTCAAAAAACGGTTTTTAAACAAAAACTAACAACGAGATTTAATCAATTACAAAGTGATATAGCTTGGCAACAAAATCAAAATGATTACAAAGAAACTAAAGCTAATGAGGCTTATTACGTTGACGCATCAGCAAAAATATTAACAGGTGAATTTGGTATTAAGGAAATAGATCAAATACCTTGGTATGGAAAACAAGGTGAAGATTTAAGAAACAGCTTAAAAGCAATAGTAGTTAAAAGATATACTGGAACTGTACCTAACGATAATGGTTTGGATATGTATGATAAATTATATCAACTTGTTAGAAACGGCACAGTAAATTCCATTACAACTCCTATTACTTTACCAGGAGAAACTAAGGCAATTAGTATATTAGATCGTGTTGGCTCAGATGGTATTGGTATGAATCAATCAGATCAATTATACACTTACATGGCAACTCGTAATAATAAATCAGAACGTGACAATCAAGATAAATTTCAAGATTTTTTAAAAGCTAATCAAGCTACAATTAAAGGTGTACTAAAATCATTAGATAAATTTAATGCATTTTCAGATATACGATTTTTTGATTTTTCACTTGTTATGCAACAACAATTTAGATCAGGATTATCTCAAGGCAAAACAGCTATTCAGTTATTAAATTCTGAAAGCCCTGACTATATATTATCACCTGATATTGTGGCAAAA